CCTGCGGCTCCTGCACCTGCGGCTCCTGCACCGGGGTACCCTGTACCTGCGGCTCCTGCACCGGGGTACCCTGTACAATAACATTTCAGACGGTCCCGGGTGTTTCATGTACCGGGACCGTTAAACGAGGCTTAAAATAGCAATGAGAGGGGCCAGGATGGAAACCCGGTTCGAATCCGGGGGCAGGCATGGACGCGGGTAATTCCCTGTATGGAGGTTCGAGTCCTTCACCCCTCAACCAAAGGCGTAATATGACTCACCAGAATTTTATATATGACATTGAGGTTTACCCGAACGTTTTTACATGCTCTATAATTCACCATGAGACAGACGCACGTTACATGTTCGAACACTCAGACCGGTACAGTAACATTACGGAATTTTTCTCTTTCTGTGATTATCTCCGGGCAATGTCTGACGTTCGAATGGTCGGTTTCAATAACGAGGCGTACGACTATCCGGTAATCCATTATATTTTATCGACCGGCATGCACATTGCGCCTTCACAGATTTACGATAAATCATACGGGATTATTAGCACACCTTTTCGGGAACGTTTCAATAATATTATTTGGCCGAGTCAACGTTACATACCTCAACTTGACCTTTATAAAATTCATCATTTCGACAACCACGCGAAAGCTACGTCGTTGAAAATGCTTGAATTCCAAATGAACCGAAACACTATTGAGGATTTACCGTATAAACCCGGTTCGGTCCTCAACTCACCACAAATCGACGTTCTCAGGCAGTACAACAATAAAGACACGGACGATACTCGGGCATTTTTCATCAAATCCGAGGCTGCTATTACCTTGCGGGATGAACTCAGCGCCAAATACGGCCAGGACATGACCAATTTTAACGACACGAAAATCGGGAAACAGTATTTTATAAACCGTCTCGAGTCTCAGGCGCCGGGTTCCTGTTACATGAAAGGTGCCACCGGTCGAAGATTACCCCGGCAGACACCACGGGCGTCGATAGCACTCAGAGACGTTATTTTCCCGTATGTTCGGTTCGAACGTGAAGAGTTTAACCGTGTTCTGTCGTGGTTTAATTCACAGGTTATAACCGAGACTAAAGGCGCTATTGATGATTTACACACCACGGTTGACGGTTTCCGGTACGACTTCGGTACCGGTGGAATCCACGGCAGTATACCCGGGCGTTGTCTGGCCAGTGACGACACGCATGTAATCGTTGATATTGATGTTACCAGTTATTACCCGTCGTTAGCGATCAGCAACCGGGTATATCCGGAACACCTCGGGCCGACTTTCTGTGATATTTACGAGGCCGTCAAAGCCGAGAGACTCACGCACCCGAAAGGTACTCCTGAAAACGCTATGTTAAAACTCGCCTTGAATGGTGTTTACGGTGACAGTAATAACAAATATGGCCCGTTTTATGACCCTCAGTACACAATGACGATTACCATTAACGGTCAATTATTATTGTGCATGCTGGCAGAACAGGTAATCAAGATACCTGAACTCGAAATGATTCAGATTAACACCGACGGATTGACGGTCCGTTTACCTCGAGTATGGTACAACCACCTTATGACAGTTTGCGCATGGTGGGAACAGGTAACACGCCTCGACCTCGAGTACGCCGAGTATTCCCGTATGTGGATTCGAGACGTCAATAATTATATTGCGGAGACCGCGAGTACCGGTAAACTCAAATTGAAAGGTGCTTACATGCACGACGGGCGCGGGTGGCATCAAAATAAATCCGCTCTCGTCGTGCAAAAAGCTGTTGAGGCATATTTGATACGGGGCGTTAATGTAGAGACGTTCATACGGAACCACGAGAACCCGTTCGATTTCTGTCTCCGGACAAAGTTAACTCGAGCGAGTCGTCTCGTTTGGGGTGAAGATGACCGGCCGTTACAGAACACCACGAGATATTACATATCCACAAATGGCGCGCCATTAACAAAGATCATGCCACCCACGCCAGCACAGGTTACAAAGAACCCGAACGCACCCGATAGACGCATGTCAATCCAAAAGGGGTGGAAGTGTACGCCCTGTAACAATATGGTCGAATTTGACCGGTTTGTTATTGATTACACGTATTATGTCGAAAAGGCATGGGAATTAATCGAACCAGTAAAACAATAGGGGAATAAACACATGAAAAATAAAAACGGATATTGGACAGACGAAAACGGTAATCGGTGGAACGAAATGTATTTCAATGAGAAAGAAGCGGAAAAATTCTCCGGTACGTTGGAAGACTGCACGGACTGCACGGACTGCACGGACTGCACGAACTGCACGGACTGCACGAACTGCACGAACTGCACGAACTGCACGGACTTTAAAATTAACCCAAATAGATATGGTTTTAAAGGTATCGGTGGTAAATATGACAATACGTGTGCTTATTGGATACCGGGCGGTGAAATTCAACTCGTTTGCGGTTGTTTCCGTGGGGACCTTGAGTCATTCGAAAAAGCAGTATTAAAAAAATACCCATCCGACCATGAGTACATGAAAGCTATCACCATTATCCGGACAATTATCGATTTAGAACAAACCGGCGGTAACAATGCGTAGTGAACAGGTAATACAACAATCCATCAGGCTTGCCGCCCCACGTCAGGGGGTTATTCTCTGGCGTAATAATAACGGCGCCTGTCAAACCGCAGACGGTAGGCAAATACGGTACGGTTTGGCCAATGATTCAAGTCAGATCAACCGTGAATTTAAATCGTCTGACTTGATAGGTATCACCCGGCGGGTTATAACTCCGAATATGGTCGGACAGGTGGTCGGTATTTTTACCAGCATAGAAGTTAAACGGGAGGGGTGGCGCTACACAGGCACGGAACGCGAAGAGGCACAACAACGGTGGATTGACCTCGTAACAGCTTGTAACGGAATTGGTCAATTTTCTACAGGACCGGCGGATATATGGCCGGAAGAGGGGTAAATATGAATATAGAGGCACGGCTCGAACTGAACAAGATACAGCGCAACGGTCACACTTTATTTGGATCGGACGACACTGGTCAACTCGACGTAATGTCAGGGCGGTTTATAACTGACGGTCTCCGCATGTGTAAACTGTGCGGTAAAGCCGAATCGGAATTAACCACGAGAGAATGTAAACCTCGTACGGCTATCGTTCGTTATCAGGGGTCGGACGGTGCCACCCGTACCGGTCGTCTCGTTAGAGAGAACACTCACACGACCATTGTAAAACCTTACATATGGATTCATTCGGACGAGATTAAAATTCACAAACGTAAAAACAAAATGCAATTTACAGGGCGGTGGATATGATGGACAGAAACGCGCATTTTTCAGACGACGGGATTTATAGATATTGGCTCTCTCGTCATTGGGATTACAGTAAAAATAATATTGCCTGGATAATGTTAAACCCATCGACGGCAGACGGAAAAAAAGACGACAATACCATACGTAAATGTATCAAATTTTCCGAGTTTTGGGGTTTTGGTGGGATGATAGTCGTTAATTTATTTGCGGCCCGTTCCACCGATCCGAAACAGCTTAAAAATTTCCCCGATCCGGTCGGGCCTGATAACAATTATTTTTTACTGAATGCAACAAAATATTGTAAAACGATAATTGCGGCGTGGGGCAACCATGGTACATATCTTAATCAAAGTGAAAGGGTAAAAGAACAATTTCGGTTACACGGTAAAAAATTAAACTGTCTGCACGTTAATAATTCTGGTGAACCTAAACACCCGTTATATATCAGTATGAATACTCAGTTTACACCATTCGAGGCGACCGCGTGACCGCCCTTAACGCATTGCGGGCGTATCCGCAATGGATTAATTACAAACTGGTACCCAGGACCGACGGGAAAACCGATAAACTCCCGACAAATCCGCGTACCGGTCAAGTGTGCAACGCTCACGACTCGTCGGTATGGATGACATACGACGAAGCGGCCGCCAGTGGTCAACCTGTCGCGTTCGTTTTCTCAGCGTCCGACCCGTTCTTTTTCCTCGATATTGACGGTTGTCTCGAACCGTCCGGGCAATGGAACGAACAGGCGTTATACCTGTGTTCATTATTCCCCGGGTGCGCTGTCGAAGTGAGTCAATCCGGGCGCGGTCTTCACATATTCGGCATGGTGCCGGCCGACTTGCTACATGGTTGTAAACGTCCGGACCTCGGACTCGAGTTCTATACAACCGGTCGATTCTGTGCAATCACCGAAGCCGGTGTAACAGGTGACGCCGCAGTAATGCCGGACCCTGAGTTATACCGACAGTTCGTTGATTATTTTTTCCCACCGACGGCCGGTTCCGCGGGTCTGCCTACCGACCAACCCGGGGAATGGACGACCGAACCGGCGGCCGATTGGCTCGGACCGGACTCGGACGACGAATTACTCGAGCGTATGTTACGGTCCCGGTCGGTTAAATCAATTGTCGGGGCCGGGGTGCGGTTCAAAGATTTATGGAACGCGGACCCCGAAGCACTCGAGCAAACATACCCGGACAATGCCGGCATTCAAGGGCGGGCGTTCGATTGGTCCGCGGCCGACGCCGCGTTATGTTCTCACCTTGCTTTTTGGACCGGTAAAAACTGCGAGAGAATGGACCGTTTATGGGGTAAATCTGCACTCGGTCAACGTAGCAAGTACACCGACCGCCCCGCGTATAGGCAAGATACCATACTCCGGGCGGTTTCGGTGTGCTCTAAAGTTTACAGGGACCGTAAGTTAATAACTCCCGCGGACCCCGACGCCCCACCGGGTCCGGACGGTATGCGCCAGGGGTTCCAATTCCTCGCGCCTCAAGATCAATCGAAACTATTCCAAGGGTGTGTTTATGTACGGGATATTCACAGGGTGTTCGTTCCGGACGGTGGGTTACTGAAACCGGACCAATTCAAAGCACAGTATGGTGGTTATGTCTTCGCCCTGGATAATATAAACGATAAGACCACCCGTAACGCATGGGACGCTTTTATAGAATCTCAGGCGTTTACGGCACCGAGAGTACACAGTACGTGCTTTAGACCAGAACATGCGGCGGGGGAAGTTATCACGTCCGAGGGGTTAAAGATTGTAAATACCTACATACCTATCGAGACGGACGCACTTGCGGGTGATCCTGCGCCGTTTCTCGACCTCGTGGGGCGCCTGTTACCAGATGATAGGGACCGGGCCATACTCATTTCATACATGGCCGCATGTGTCCAATATCCAGGTATAAAATTCCAATGGGCGCCAGTTCTTCAAGGTACCCCGGGTAACGGTAAGTCATTGTTGAGTGAAATATTAACAAGGTGTGTGGGAGTTCGATACACGCATAAAGTAAACCCCAAAGATTTGAATAATGTGTTTAATGCGTGGGTTTTAGGTAAATTACTGGTGATAGTGGACGAGGTTAAAGTTAAATCCGCAGACGACACAATAGAAACTCTCAAGAGTCTCGTTACTGACAGTCGCTTACCAATGCAAGCCAAAGGTCAGGACCAAACAACAGGTGATAACCGGGCGAATCTCATGTTCTCAACCAATTACAGGGACGGTATAGTAAAAACCCGGAGCGACCGGCGGTTCTCGGTATTTTTTACCGCTCAACAATGTGTTGATGATATCCGTTCGTCCGGAATGGGTGGTCGATATTTTCCGAATCTTGTCGGGTGGCTTAAATCGGGTGGGTATGCTGTTATCAATTATTACTTGAAAACGTACCCTATAGCTGACGAACTCAACCCGGCGACCACTTGTGTATGGGCGCCCGAAACAACGTCCAGTGAAGACGCAATAACGGCCAGTTACGGACCGTTCTCACAGGAGATTATAGAAGCGGTCGAATCCGGGTCGCCTGGATTCTGCGGCGGGTGGGTTTCAAGCATGGCACTTGACAGACTCGTGGAGAAGACTCGAAACCGTGTGACACTCAGGGCGCGTAAAGAACTACTCGCGGAACTCGGGTACATGAAACACCCGTCGTTACCAGACGGTCGAGTAACACGAATCATACCGGCAGAAAACGGCCGCCCTCGACTATACGTGAGAGCCGGCCACCTCAGTATTAACATAACGGACCCGGGCGCGGTCGTGGCTTCATTCTGTGCCGCTCAAAATTACCCGGCTATTCCGGAAACACCCGCCGTCGAGGCGTCCCGCTAATCCCGGGGCGCCTCGCGCGTTATTTTACGGATTTCCTCTAATTTCTCATCCCGGCAGTTATCACAATATCCGTAAGATACGAGACCGTCGTTCTCCACGTCTTCACGGGTGACGGTCTCACATTCGCAACATACCGTTTTCATATTAATTTCAACTTTCCGTGAGCATCCACGTAAACCTGATTAAAATCGGACGTTGAGACACCGAAACCGGCGTCAAGAACTCGTTCACGGTTCGTTGCATCATACGTGCGTAAACGCAAGGTACCGCCGTCAATTTCCGCGTGTATGATCGCTTTACCGTCCGAATGGTCAAGTATCTGCGTGTGATTGATTCGTATAGTCTGTGACATTATTTCACCCCCGTTGATTACATTGAACAAAAGCGGCATTTTTTAACACCGCGTGGTTTTGTATTTCGCATTTTTCGACCGGACAATATTTCTTTACGTAACCCGTCGAGATCGGCCGACCATGTATCACGCCCGGGTGAACGAAAGGTGTATCCGTGTTTCTTTTCGATCTGTACATATTCTTCGTATCTGTCGGGATGATTTTCGAGAAGTGTTCGCCACTCGGGTAATCTTTGAAAGAAACAACACCCACAATCGGTACGTTCAGGAATTTGGATATCGTTATTCTTCAGGTACCCCATTACCTCATTGATACCCCATTTCCATTTTTTCATGGGGTATTCAACGTTGATACTCGAATCGATAATACCGAGCCGCCCCTCTTCGTCCGATCTTAAACCGACGTACATTATCGATTCGTCACCCATGGACCCCATGTATTTGATAAACGGTTTTATTTTTATTTCCTGCGTACAAAATCTCATTCTAAAATTTGGGAGGGCGTTTTTTCTTTCTATGACGTCCCACAGTGTTTCGACAGTCAATTTTTTCAAAGGCCCGAGGATCGATTCAAGTTTACGCCAGTGTTCTTCCATTTCTGGTAACTCGTCGCCTGTCGGAGTTAAAACGTATTCGAATTCACGATCCGGGTGTAACTCTTTTAATCTCAATGCCATTGCTGTTGAATCTTTACCGCCTGATAATGCGACAACGTGTTTCATATCCCTGTACCCTTTCTCGTTATGTTTCCCGCTTCGAACTGTTCGTCGCGGAGTGCCTTATATCCCTATATACTGCTATCCTTGTAACTTGTCAAGGCTTTTTCTCTATTAAAGAAAATAATTCTCCCTCATTGTCATTTCCTGCTATCTCTGTATCCTTCCTTCCTGCTATCTCTGTATCTCTCTATCTCTCTATCTCTCTATCTCTCTATCTCTGAAAACAGAAAAGGCGTCCCGTTAAGAACGCCTTGTGAAACTGCCCACAATGTGTGTTAATTTTGGTCGGTATGTTACTCGCCGCCTACAATCGGGTCGTCAATCCTTGACATTGGACTGTCGTCCGGTAAAAAATTACCTTTACATGCTTCGGTTAAAAACTCCCTGTGCTTTTTCAATACGTCTTCACTCACCTGGGCGGCGGGTATTTTCTTGTCGCCGGTCTCGTACTGCCACATGAAAAATGCGTCAAGTGCATCACGGGTGATTTCGGACAAATCTAAACCTTTTGACATAACAAAATGGTACACGTCGAGCGGAACATAGAAATTAAAACGCTCGAGGTCGTCTTTTTCGTATGTTTCGGCTTCAGGTTCTAACAGATAACCGTCAAATGCAGGGTTGTTCTTGTAAAATGCCTCAATATAATAATGTAACGCAATCCTAATCTCAGATGCGCCGTTTTGAATTATCGATATCCAGTTTTTTTGAGCTTCGGATAACATGACGCTGATTAAGCATTTAGTGTTGTCTTTGCTCAATTTTAACCGTTTCTTTTTCGGTTCAGATTTATTAACCACCGGTTTTATAGGGTCAACGATACCGAGGTACTCACAATTTATTAATACGTCGAGCGCGTGTCTTGCCACGGCTGAACGATTCAAATCGTTTCTTTTAAACCAGTCTATGTATATGTCTTCCATTCTCAAACTAAAAACTTTTGTTTTACCATTTGTTCCGACGACTGGCGTATTCTGGTACACGTCTTGATACCCTATACTTTCCGAATCTTTATTCGTGTACATCTCTATAGCTTTTCTCACAACTAAAGACGCGTTATCTCTTTGTTTTAATAACGACACCTGATCCGTTCTTAAATTTACAAGCGTTAGTTTCATGTTATATACCTTTCTTTTAAAGTTAGTTTTAGTATATTAGATTATTACATGATCGTTGTCAAACAGAAATATTGTATATAAGTTAGTGTTGCAGGAAATAATCCGGTCATGGTGCTATTTTCAATAATTACACATGGTTATATCATGTTATGACCGGATGACCGGAAAAACAGTGTTTTCAGTTCTTTTTATAATTCATTAACACGGCGTATATGTATATAATATATGTTATCCTTCCTCACTTTACTATATACACATACACTGTGTTACTGCTTGCCTCACCGTTTGGTATATTACCGGTCATCGGTCATATATTACCATAATATGTTGTATTTACAGCATATATCTTTACACCTCTTACCGGTCATACTCCGGTCACGTTCGGTCATACTCTATTATACTACTTAATTACATTAAAATCATTAATAATATAAGTAAATTAGGAGCTATAAGGAAGTGACCGGATATGTGTTTAAACGGTTAACGCTTGACAAGGTGGGTTACGTAATGTAACCGTGTGTAATGTATAGGAGTACCAGACGATTTTCATATGATTAAAAAGGTTATATAAATGCCCGGTTATAAATTCCCTAAAGGTAACGAGTTTTGGAAGGCTCGGTCAGTAAACAAACCTGATAAAATATTTTCAACACCCGAAGCACTTTGGGAGGCGGCACTCGAGTATTTTACATGGGTCGAAAACAATCCATTGTGGGAGCAACGCCTCGTTACATACCTCGGTGAATGGGAACGTGTAGACATGCCCAAAAAACGAATGATGACACTCGAGGGATTGTGTTCATTTCTCGGTGTCACCACCCGAACATGGCATAATTATAAGAATTACGAAGGGTACGAGGAAACTTGTCGTTTGATATTCGACCTGATTACTCAACAGAATGTCGAAGGCGCCGCGTCAAATCAATTAAATCAACTGATAGTTGTCCGTAAGCTCGGACTGAAGGATAAAAAAGAACTTTCAGGCGATCAGAACGCCCCAATTTCGACCGTACGTATGGATTCGAAGGAATACGCCGCGGTAAGGTCTCAAATGTTAAAAGAGGATGACGTTTAAATGACAATAACCGTGCATAATATAACCGGTGACGCCTGGACGCCAATAACAGCGGCGGGAAAATCCGGTACCTGTTGGTTACAGGAGATACCCGGGAAAGGTCAAGTCGTTATAAATCATTCTGACACCTTGACCGAGTTTAACGTCGACGAGTCCTATTTCTTACTGAACGCAAAACGGAAATTACAGTGGATCGGTGCCGAGTCGGATAACGATATTTATTACGCAAAGTGCCGCACTCCCGGGACTCAAGCGGTGTTAATTACCGACACGGGTTTCGGTTTCATACATGACCCGGCCGGTAAATTCACCCTTGATCCGGACGGTTCGTTACGGGTGAGACAGCAAGACCCCACCACACCTATTGTAATCGTCCCTTTGCATCAAAAACAGGGCGAAACGACGCTTGCGGCCGACGCCATTATAGATACCTATACCGTCGAGTTAACAGACGCCACGGGCTTTATTGACGGAAATCTTGTTGCCCTGTCTGATATTGTAAATAGTCAAGTTTATTTCGGTAAACAAATCGGCGCCCCGGTCGGAAATGTTATAACCGTTGACCGTCCTTTTGATTTTACTTTTGTTGCCGGTCTGATCATTACCAGAAACCGTACGAACATGAATATCGACGGTTCCGCGGGTACTGAGGTGTTCGGACTTAGACAAGGGCTTGACCCGGGTTTAAACCTCACCGCCGATGTGGTCCGTATCTTAATGACTATGTATACCGGCACGACCCCCACACTTGGGGATTTTGGCGATATATCCGGCGGCATTACAACCGGCGTTACTTTCAGGAAAAGAGACGGTAACAGGGTTAACGTTTTCAATATAAAAGACAATGGCGAGTTAGCGGGCATATGTTACGACCTCCAATTTTTATCAGCCATCGGCGGCGGTCAAGACGGGTTAACAAGCCGTTTGACTTTTGGCGGTGAGAGTAAAATGGGCGCTGTTATACGTGTAGCGCCCGACGAGGACGTCGAATTATTGGTAAATGATGATTTAACCAGTTTAGAAAAGTTCGAACTCATTATAGAGGGGAGTATCGTTCTACCATGACGTATAACGCACCGATGATAACTGAAGCAAGACGGCTTGAATGTGAGCTTGATGGTATGTATTTTGACCGGTATTTCATGAAACAGCGTACAGGCGCTAAAATGATTATCGGTCGTCATCATTCGGTTATGCAAGCGGCACTTGATAGAACAATGTTACCGCCAGAACACCCGGACTTTATACCTCGTTTGATTATCAACGTTCCACCAGGATACACAAAGACAGAAATGGCCGCAATTCATTATATGGCGCGTGGTCTCGCTCTCGATCCTCGTAACCGGTTTTTGCACCTGTCGTATTCTTCCGACCTTGCTTTACAGAACTCCGCCACCACTCGAGAGATTATAAAGTCTGTAGAATTTCAAAAAATGTGGGCTATTCAGACCAAAGACGACATGAACAGTAAAAAAACATGGTGGACGGAACAGACCGGCGGTATCCGTGCGGCGTCTGCCCGAGGACAGGTTACAGGATTCCGGGCCGGCCACATGGAAAAGGATAGATTCACCGGCGCCTTGATTATTGACGACCCGGTGAAGCCTGAAGACGCCTATTCCGAGGTGAAACGTACGGCAGTAAATGACGGATATAACGAAACGGTGGCCAGTAGGCTTGCGGTCGAGTCGGTACCTGTCATTGTCATTATGCAAAGGATACACCACGAAGATTTATCCGGGTACCTGTTGAGGGGCGGTTCCGGTGAGAAATGGCACCATTTGAACATGCCAGTCATCATTGAGGACGGTTTCGAATATCCGGAAGAAAACACGCACGGTATCGAGATATCCCACGGTCTCCCGTTCGGTTGGTTGTGGTCATATAAACATAACAGTGAGCACGAAACAGCGCTCCGAGCACACCGCAGGAAATGGCACGGTCAATATATGCAAGCACCCAAAAAACGCGACGCTGAGTTGATGATATGGCAAGAGGAAGATATCGACGCCGCCCATGGGTCGCCGTGGCCCGGGGGAATACGTACCGTTGTTGCTGTTGATCCTGCGGCGTCGAATAGTCCGACAAGTGACGAACACGGAGTCGGAGCGGCCACATATCACGGACCGAATCAATATACCGTCGAAGCGGACCTCTCACGGAAAGGAACGCCGAAAAATTGGGCCGATACTGCTATTTATCTTCACGATACGTTATCGGCCGGCGCCATTGTTATTGAAACAAATCAGGGCGGTGATATGGCAAAGGACACATTGCGTAACGCCGGTTTTAAAGGTCGTATTATCGGGGTTCACGCCAGTAAAGGCAAGGTTGCCCGGGCGGAACCCATAGCGGCGTTATACGCGCAAGGATTTGTACGGCATAAGCCCGGTTTAACTAAACTTGAGGACGAAATGCTTGACTTTGATCCTGTAACGGGTAAGTCTAATGGAAAATCACCTAATAGGGTGGATTGGACCGTATGGGCTTTAACTGAATTATCAAAACACGGAAAATTTATGGTGTCGTGAGGTATACATGTGGAACCCATTTAAAAAACAAGTAGAACAGAAGTCCGCCACCCGAAGTATCATTTTAGATGATCTTACGTCGGATTTTATTTCCTCGTGCCTATTGGAAGAGATTGTAACGCCGCAAAAGGCTTTTAAATTCTACCGGTCGAACAGTAGTGTCGCCACCGCGGTCGATATGATAGCGGATTCGTTCGAACAGATAGAGCCTATCGTGCAGTTACCGGACGGGTCGATACTGGAACAACACCCTGTACTCGACTTGCTCAGAAATCCCAATAGCTTTATGACGTGGAGTGACTTCGCGGCCAGGATAAGCCGTAATTACCTCTTGACAAATCAATCCCACTTTTACGCCCTCGGGGGTCTGACCGTATCACCTTCCGAAATTTACCCGGTCAAGCCGACGAATGTCTCAGTTACTACAGGTGATAGCGAGTACGTCGAGACTTTTTACGTCGGTCAGGGGGTGGGCGTAGGTGAATACCTTCGGGAACTGGCAAAACAGCGTATTAGTCGGTATTATGACGGCGCATTAAAGGAATTATACAGAATATCCGGATTCAGTAGCATGTCAACGGACGGGACGGCCGACAGTCCGTTACAGGCGGCCGCTCTCGAGACGAATCAGCAAATAAAAGGTCGTATTCATAACCTGAAGATGCTCGACAATGGTGGCCGGCTGTCTCTCATGGTTATTTTTAAAGAGGAACAACTCTCCGACGACGAGCACAAGGAACGAACTCAAAGAATAAACGAGTCGTGGAGCGGCCCGGAAAATGCCGGTAAAATCGGCGTTATGTCCGGCGGTGACATTCAGGACGTAAAAGAAATGGGCGTGAATCAAAAAGACATGGATTACGCCGAACTCGACCGGATAGCGGCACAGGCGATTTACTTCAGGTACAAAATTCCATTACCTTTGATTACAGTTTCGGCGAGCACGTTCAACAATATGCAAACCGCAATCGAAATGTTGTACGACTTTGCTGTTCTTCCACTTGCTGACAAGCTTTTCACGGGTCTGAGTCGTTTTCTATTGCCGAGATACGGTATCGACTTAAATCAAGCTAAAATAACGTTTAATCCGGAATCATTGCAAGCTTTGAAGTCTCGGCGCCTGGATGAACTCAAAGCACGTAAGGAAATCGGCGTCGAAACCACTAACGAATTGAGAGAACAGATACCAAACCGTGAACCGGTAGACGGTGGAGACACTTTATATCAATCCGCAACACTGGTGCCTATTGGGACGGACATAAACGAGGGGGCAACGGATGAATAGTTCGAGGTGGAAAACATACCGTAAAACGGCAGTTCAAGAAATGCGCGATTATATTCTCGGCGAGGATTTGACAGGTGTATCCGTGGCACCGGGTGAGACCCCGAAAGAAGGCGGAAAGATAGCGAGGGATAATCGAGGGAGTTTTTGGTATGTCTCACCGGAATTCATAAAAGACAATTACGAACTGACCGACGCCACAGGTGGAACAAATGACGAGCCTTGATTCTCAGTTACGTTTAAAACTCTCATTTGAAGAGAGATTCCGGAGAGAGGTTCGGGCGTTATTTAACCGTATCCGGATCGAATACCGAATAGGTGTGTCTACCGGGTCCAGAATCCGCGCGAGTAAATACGAATCCCAATGGGAGGCGTTACTCACGGCGCATTACCGTCGCGTTCAAAACGGTTTCCGGGGTGTCGTTCAGGATAACACGAAACAGGATGACCAAGAAATCGAAGACCTTGTACTCGCGGCGCTGATAGCATGGGCGGAAAAAAACGCTCCGGAATCCGCCGCACTTATCACAAATACGACTCAGGATAATATGGACGACTCGTTAATTCAGGCCCGACAAGCTTTTTCCGACGAAGGTAAAACGGATTATACCGACCGAGAATTGTCACTCGTGGCGGCCGCCATATTAGGCCGCAAATTTCGAGGACGGGAAGAGGCCATAATATCAAGTGAAACCCAAGGGTCGGCGGAATCGACAAAATTAATCGAGGCGTATTCGATAGCAGGACTCGCACCGATAGCGGTTGTTACTGGCGAGCAAGTTCCGGAACATAGATCGATTAAAGAGTGGAATACGGTCGGTGATGAGCGCGTAAGGTCGGCCCACAGACGGGCGAATGGCCAAAGAGTCGGGCTTGACGAGCCGTACATTGTAAACGGTCAGCAATTAATGTACCCGGGGGATAATTCCCGTGGCGCTACCGTTGATAATACTATACATTGCCGTTGTTCGGCATTTTACATTTTTAGGTAGGTGAAATATGAAAATTAAAACATTATGTCACGGTGGCCATGTATCAGAAGTAAAAACCCGAGATAGAAACGGTGTTCCGGTCGGTGTCGTTTCCGGGTATATTGCAACGTGGGACGTTGACCGCGGGGATTGGTCCGGAATAAAAGATAAATTTCTCCCTGGCGCTTTCCTCGAAAGTCTCGATAGGCATAAAAAAACCGATAGACAAATACGCTTGAAGGATCAACACGGGCGTACTGTCGGAGGTTTCCCCATTGAAACAGTCCGCGAGGACAGTACGGGCCTTTTCGGTATCGGTGAGATAAACCTCGAAGTTCAACAGGGCGCCGAGGCGTTTTCTCTCGCTAAACAAAAAGTTTTGACGGACTTTTCAATCGGTTGGGAAATGTTATCGGAACCGTCTATCGTTGAGGGTGTCCGGCACATATCAAAAGCCGAAGTGTGGGAGGGTTCTATCGTTGACGAACCTATGAACCCACACGCGAACATTCTCGACGTCAAGACCCTGGACTTTTCGGAGATTGACCCGGAAGACATGAGGGGTCTCGAGGACGCATTAAAAAAAGGCGTGAAGTTTTCCGCGAGGAATGCTAAGAAGATAATCAAAGCCATGAAGGATATCGGAATGTTACGCGACGAACAAGCCGAACACCGCGACGGTGAACTCCTGAAGACGGCAGATTCAATATTAACCATATTAAACGGGAGTAAATGACATGGAATTAGAAAAGAAAATGAATGAAATTGCCGACGGTATTGTCGCGGTTCAGGAGAAACAAACCGCGCTCGAAAAACAATACGACGGCCTCGACCTTGAAGCCATGAACAAAGCCGCTGACGAAGCGAGTAAAGGACTTGTGGCCATTCAGGAACTTGAACAGAAAATCAAAGCCGACGAGCTTATGGACCGTATTTTTTCCATTGAAAGTGCAGTCGTCGAAGCCACAAAAGGCAAGAAAAGCGAAAAAAGCGACCCTCTTCACAAAGCGTCGTTTTATTCCTATCTCCGCAAGGGTGTTAATATCCCCGCTGAGACCATTCAGGCATATTGTGAAGATGTGGCCAGTAAGACGCTCTTACATGCTGACCCTGACAAGGTAAAAGCCTATGTCAAAGACCTTGTGGAAGGTTCGAACCCCGACGGCGGGTTTTTCATTACTCCGGAGCGTTCGACTCAGATTATCCGGAGAGTTTTCGAAACTTCTCCCCTTCGCCTCGTGGCTAATGTTACCACAACTTCCAGTAATAGTATGGAATTTGTAATCGACGACGACGAAGCCGACGCCGGGTGGGTGGGTGAGACTCAGAGTCGCCCGGATACAGACACCCCGGAAATCGGTTTGAAAACCATTCCGGTACATGAGCTTTACGCACAACCGAAAGCAACACAGCGTATGCTTGACGACGCAGGTTTCGACCTTGAGGGATGGTTACAGGGTAAAGTTTCCCGTAAATTCTCCCGCCTGGAAAACAACGCCGGTGTAGTCGGTGACGGTTCCAAAAAATGGAAAGGTTTTCTTTCTTATCCTGCGTGGTCTGTGGCCGGAACGTATCAACGCGACGCCCTGGAACAGGTTGTAACGACCGGAACGTCCGGTAATCTCGACGAAGCCGACGACCTTATTTCCCTGCAATGTTCCTTGATTGATGATTATCAGGCGTCCGCGGTTTGGGGCGGTACCCGTGAAACTTTTTGCGATATCATGAAGCTGAAAGACACACAGGGTCAATACCTTTTGAATCCGATGGTTCTCCGTGAAGGCGCAGACCGTATTTTACTCGGAAAACGTTTTATCATCATGCAGGACATGCCAGAAGTTGCGGCGAACGCCCTGTCCGTTGTTTATGGTGATTTCGGCGAAGGTTACACCATTGTGGACAGATTTGGCGTCCGGGTTCTCAGAGACCCTTACACCGCTAAACCTTACGTAAAATTTTACAGTACGAAAAGGTCCGGCGGTGACGTAACCAATTTTGAAGCCTTAAAAATCCTCAAAATTAAAGCATAACCTTACCCGACAACACGCGGGGGTAACGCCCCGCGACAAACAAAAATTAACCTTTATGGAGGAAAAATACCATGGCAATCAAAGAAAAAGTAACTAAACAGATTGTTATTAACGCCCTCGAACCTCAGGTAATCGGGTCAAATACGACCACAACCGGGGCCATTATCGATATGGCGGATTATGATAACGGCATTTATTTTGCTGTTGACGTCGGTCTATTCACTGACGGCGTGTACACTTTGAAAATTGAAGACGGCGACGACTCCGGACTCTCTGACGCCGCGGATATCCCCGCCGCTCAATTAGTTTACGGGTCATTGCCCGCACCCGCCGCCGCTATTGCGGAAGGTGCGGCACTCCCGAAAGAGGGTATTTTCGGTAATAAACGGTATGTTAGAGCGTCCATTGTGTCCACTGGCGTTACAACCGGTGCGACTGTGAGCGTTAAAGCCATTGTCGACCCCGAGATTGCAAAGACACCCCAGGACTCTTTGTAATCCCGTGCCTTGGGTGCCTCGGAAACGGGGCGCCCTAAACTTTAACCTTTTAACGGAGCAATAAATATGAGAATCACCGCTTTAAAATCCGGCAAGTTTGCACACCCGGAACCGAGTAAACCTATGGTACGGCTCGTCGAAGGCGAGACCGAAGAATACGACGGTAAAATGTCCGTTGCACTTATCGAAACCGGTTGGGGTGAACCTGAGGCCGAGGACACGCCGTCTCTGTCGAGAATGACGAAAAAAGAACTCGAGGATTACGCCGACACAATCGGATTAACTGACCTCGACCCGAACTTGAAAAAGGCCGAAATGATCGAAGCTATCGAGGCACACCGTGGGTAACGATCGATACGACGTTATAATTCCGCCGGCGGAAGAACCCGTAACACTTACCGAGGCGAAAGCGTGGTGTAAAATTACGCACTCTTCCGAAGATGCGCTCATAACTGCGTTGATTAAATCCGCCACGTCAAAACTCGAACTGTATACAAATCGAGTTTTCGTCGAACGGACTTTCACGGGGTTTTTTTCGGGCCTGGAATGCAGTAAGTACGAGCGCGGACTTTATTTCGCACTCAGACGGGCGCCGTTGTTGTCTGTTTCCACAATCGAAGTGACCGAGGACGACGTACAGGTTACAGTATCTGCCGACGATTATAACGTTAAAGAAACCGCCGCTTTTTCCCGGGTAATATTCTCGGAATTGAACAATTCACCGGACGTAATACCGTACCCGTGGCAAGTGGATTTTACGGCAGGTTATGGCGCCGCGGCCGACGTTCCGGAACCGATTAAGACCATGATAAAACAATACGTCTGTTTCCTGTACACGAATAAAGGTGATTGTGCCGACGCCGGTGGTAAAACTGGCGGAATTCCGGAGATTGTACGGGCCATAGCGGACGAATACAGAATAGTTAATACTTTCGGGTGCTGATATGGGTAACTGTGACGTAAAACGCATAAAAGCGACAAAACTTTGTAGGGGTGATTTAAAACATTTGGTCGATTTGCAAAACCGGAGTCTCGAGGAAAGCGGTTTCGAGTCAAGTCAACCGAATGAACAGTTTTCAACTATCCGGCAACAATGGTGCGCAATCGAAACAGTCGGAGGCGTCGGGCGTGGGGTGTCCAGATTTGCAAAAATTCATATCCTCGATGAATCGACGCACCTTTTCTGGACTACGTGGGATTCTGATTTTCCGGAACTTGAAAACAGGAATTCATGGGTATTGTACGAAGGTAAGCGGTATAAGGTTCTCAGAGTCGACAATATCAATGAATTGAACACGACAATCGTGATACAGTTAACAGAACGGGGCGAAGATACAGAAGAGGCGAGCGAGGCGTAAATGACAGCCGTAATCAAAGCAACAAAGCGAACCCAGGAAGTGTTAATCGGTGTGCCTAAACACATGATGAAACACCGCGCCGGTCTCGAGTCCGCTTTGTATGACATTGGTTCCGAGGTTGTTCGAGAAACCGAACGTTTGATAATTAACGGCCCAAAAACAGGCAGGGTTTACAGTTTCCGAGGTGCGAGACACCAAGCGTCGGCACCCGGGGAACCGCCGGCAAATCGAACGGGAAGACTCGCAAGGTCCGGCGACTATATTGTCCGGAATTGGCAGGAAATGACGGTCGGTGAGACCGCAGAATACGCGGGTTTTCTCGAAAACGGAACACGTAAACGGATCGCACCGAGACCGCATTTAATACGTGCGGTGAACAATCAGGCACAGAATACAGTAAATGCTATCCTTGACAACGTGCAAAGGGAGATAAACAGTTGATTACACCTTCCGACATAGTGAAGCACCTCAAAACGTATCTTCCTATTTTTACGGATAAATTTACGCAAACGCTCACGGTATCGGCCGCAAGCATAACGGCGGGTAACATACTCAACGTTACGAGCACAGCGCACGGAAAAACCCCGGGGCAATCCGTTGTAATATCGAGCGGTACCATACGTAACGGTCTCATAGCTTCAGCACTCGGTACAGGTGTGGTAACATTCACCACCGGGACCGACCACGATTTAATTAAACCAAGTCAACCACTTGACGATCAGACTTTGACACTCGCCGGGTTCGGTAACGTTTGGGAAGGTGAACACGATATTATAGACGTTCCGAATCGACGTAATTTTACGGTGAATCTCCCTTCGGGTGAAGTAACCGCCCCACCGGTCGACGGTTCTCAGTATCTTATTGAATCTTTGACTTTTGGGGTTCAGGAAATCGGTACGGTTCCGGACGTAGACACTTTCACTATCGATTTATCCACGGCGCCGGTATTACCTATCGGGCCGGTCGATGACCTTTCGATAATCTCCGGGTTCAGAATAGCGGCGGCCGCAGATTTCAACCGGGCACAAGCCGCGTACAGTAAACAAAATACCGGAGAACCGTATCTTTTTGTCATCATGACCGATATGGACGTGAGCAAGGACCGACACACTCTTAACGACGGGGTGGCCGGTCTGACTCGCCAGGATGAAATGTTATTGAGATTATTACAATCTTTCAGTACGTCGGTTTTCATTCCGACAACGAAGGATTTATCCGGGGCGGACGCGCAAGATTTGGCGTATGGGTCGCTTTTTAGTGCATTGATAAGGGCATTATTCGGATATGAGCCGGACGGCTCTCAAATACGGTATTTAAACGTCCCTTCAGGTCACGGCCCGGGCGAATATAACTCAGCTTATTATGTTCATGTGTACGATTGGCAGTTACCGGACGTAATCAATTATGAAGACAGTTTCCTCGAGCAACCGGACGTTGCTTTCAGAGACATTGAGCAAACGTTAAAATTATTTAATGACTCTGAGGCGGAAATGTTGTTAAATATAAATTTAGATGATGAACCATTATAAACCGGAGGCGTTATTATGAACAGTCCTATCATGAAATATTTTAAATACGACCATCTTCCCGAGAAATTACAGGAAGTGAGTAAACCCCTCGGGGAACTTGCCGAAAAGATGGAAAAAGAATTACCGAGTGGTGCCGAAAAATCCGCCGGTCTCAGAAAGTTACTCGAGGCTAAAGATTGTTTTGTACGCGCCAGACTCGAATAACCACTATAAACCGGAGGCGTTATTATGAACAAGGCAATTATTGAAAACAAATCAGGTGTGACTATTCACGGCCTGAAGCCCGGGGGTAAAATCCCGGTTGAGGTTGACCGAGACGGAACGCCTCTTGACAAGAAATGGAGACGAAGGCTCGCGGATTCGAAAATCGACGGCGCTGTCTCCCTGAACAAACCGGCGAAACCCGCCGCAACAAAGAAAAAGGGGGATTAAAAAATGGGTTCTGTAACCAGTAATCCGAAGGTCAATATTCAATTGTTGCCCGCGGCCCTCGTCGACGCTTTCGAAGACAGGAGAGACATTATTTTCGGACAGATCGGCGCAAGTGGTACCGCGGTTGATGGTGATTTGAATGTTGATGTTCACACATTGACTACCGCTGAGATAAAAACGCTTTTCGGCGCTGATACGTTTCTAACGAATCAAATACTTGCGTGGTTGGCTTCAAACGAGGCAAAATCACCACTCGACGTTATCGGGAAAGACCCCGCGGGCGGCGCTGTAGCGGCAACCGGTGTTATTACTTTTACCGGGGCGGCCACAAGTGACGGCGAGTTCCTTATCACTTTTGTTGACAAGGAACAATACGAAGTTACTGTCTCTGTTACTTCCGGGGATTCCGCCACCGTTATCGGTGACGCTCTCGTTACTGCCATTGCGGCACTTACCGACCCGGTTTTTAGTGTGGCCAATGTTGCCGGCGCTGTCACCGCTACCGCCAAAGACGTCGGAACCATTGGTAATGATTACGGTATCAAAGTTGCCGGCGTTATACCGGGTGTAACTGTTGCACTCACGGCGTGGACCGGTGGCGTAACTGACCCGACATTGACCGGGATACTCGATCCGATTGACGGTATCAGATACACCGGTGCCCTTTGGTCTGAAGCCTGGAATTCTAACCTCGATATTATTAAAGATGAATTCGAGGATCGTTTCAACGCTTCGAACGCCATTCTTGACGGTACCATTTTCCACGGTCTTACGGATACCTTCGCCAATATTAAAACGGCCATTGCGTCCGAGAACAGTCAGACAGTCGTCACCATGGGTGCTCCGAAACTTGCACTCGCGGCACATACCGGACCGGCTATACTCAGGCCGGCGGATTGGGTGGCGGCGGAATTTGCAGGAATCCGGGCGAGGCGTTTAACCACTGACGCACCTATCGCGGACTATATTATCACCACGTCGGGCGGTCTTGACGCTTTCGGTGGTCCGAGTCTGGCGAGTTTGCCTTACTTCAATACGCCGCTTGCCGATACACCGGTAACACCGTCCACGAATTTGTTTTCAGCTACCGAACAAGACGAACTCGAGGACGAAGGTTTCACCGTGTATGGTGTTAACTCCGCTCAGAATTTCATGATAACGGGTCCGGTGGTTACAAACTGGACTACCGACGCCGGCGGAAATCCGAACGAAAGTTTTAAGTATCTGAATTATGTTGATACCGGATCGGCGGCTCGTGAAATTTTCTTCCGGGTTCTGAAATCGACATACGCTCAGAGTCGTCTTACCGAGGGTGATTTAATCCCGGGTCGATCCATGGCAAACGCCGAGAGTATCAAGGCCGAATTGTTGAGAATTTACCGCGTCCTTGCCGATTTGGCGTTGACTCAGGCCGGAAGAGAGGCGGAGAGCTTTTTCTCTACAAATACCACCGTTACGGTATCTCTCGCGGAAAGAAAAGCGACAATCAACGGACCGTTACCGATTGTTACCCAATTAGGTGTGATTAATTATTCACTCCAATTGTCTTTTACAATCACTGGTACCGGTACTCAAATAACCGTATAAAGGAGCGTGAACAATGGGTAATAGAACTCTAAGCGTCCCGACCGTCATAATTAACAATGAAACATATTCTATCGTCCCTAACAGTTTCATGTATGACGGCGGGGAAGGTGAAGTAACCGTCAGGGCGGCAAGTGCCGGCGGCGGTCAGGTGTCGAGCGTACATTCTCAGAACGCCGAAACTCAAATCGGAAAGTGTAAATTTGACGTTTTCCTCGTCCCGGGTCTCGATTCGGATATAGCCACATGGAAAGAAAACGTCGGGTCAAACGCTATTCAAGCGATACAGCGGAGCGCCGGAGGCGAGGCCGTCACGTTGTCGTGGGATAATATGTCTCTCGTGAATGCGGTCGAGCGTGAAGCAAGCGCGGACGGTGTTACGTCGCTCGAGTTTGAAGGCGACAGAATGTCAATTCAGTAATATTAATCGATTATAACAGGGCGGCCCCTCGGGGTCGTCCGTCCATAAAAGGGGTGACAATGGGTATTCAGGAAGGCACACACGAGTTTACACTCAGTCAAGGGGTAAAATATAAATTTCAGGGGTCTACAGTTACGGGCGAGTCGGTCACGTTGAAAGAACCGGGTATGGATCATATTAAACTTTACCTGAAACTTAAACAGATGATTACACGTTCTCAAATGGAACTTGCAAAACAGGCCGGTGAAATTAACAAAATGCGTGATTCGATAGGGGAAATTACAAAACCCCTGGACGAAGACGTGGAACGTTTGGAAAATGAAACCGACGACATTCACGAGGCCATTTCCCTCGCCCTTCAGGCGTCCGAAACGGTGGATATCGGAAAGTTTATCGAAACGTTCGAAAAAATGGTATGTATGAAAGGTCGTTCATCCGTGTGCATGGTCGACGGTCAGCAATCAATGACGGCGGCTATTTGGGCGAATCTGAAACCGGACGACGCTTTCAACATGGCCGTGAGGTGGTGCTCTTTTTTCGGTATGCCCTCGGACGGGGGCGAGAAGACTATATCCGACCGGCCGTCCGAATTGCCTACGGAACGGACGGAGGTATAGATTATAATACGGCTTTAGGTCTCAGCGTGTGGGACTTAACCATAATCGGTGACGAGTTAGAAAAGATACAGCGAGAAGCAAAAAGGAAATAATTTTAACCATTATATTTTTTAAGGTATTTTATGGCAGACTGTAAAACATTTGGGTGTTCATTTGCGTACCCTATGAATGTGTTACACCTAACACACAAAAGACCTCTTACTTTTCCGGTGGAATGGTTGTGGTCTATGGAAAAATGTTTCGTATTTTCCCTTTGCGGATTGTCAACGCCACATATGGCGCAACGGCCTTTTTGCTCTTCGAGTTTAGAGTCGTACCAATCGAGGGTTACACCATATGTATTTTTCAACATGCTTTTTCTTTGTATCAGTGCTCTTTTTTCAGGGTTATTTTCCCGGTACTCTCTGAGACGTTTCGCCGCTTTTTTCTTATTCTCAGGTTTTTGTCTCCATTTTTTCATGTATTCTTTCCGGTGCGGTGTTTGGGATTGTTCCTTCAATTTGGATTTGTTCTTCTTTCGCCATTTTTTTATCATTTCTTTGTATTTTTTGGCGTTTTTCTTCCTGTACTCAGCGAGACGAACATTTCCACATTGTTTACAACTATACCTTAACCCGTCGGGCGCATTTTTGTGTTTATGGAATTCTGTCAACGGTTTGAACTCTTTACATTTACTGCACTGTTTTGTTTTCATGTTGAATCCTTTGGCATTTAATTTTAGTCTAACTTATCAAAAAGGATACGAATAGTAAATGAGTTTTTCCGCAGAATACATATATCGTATAATGGACCGTTACTCGGGACCACTCGACAGGATAAGCCGTTCGACTGATAAATTCCGTAGTAAGGCCGCCGCCGCTTCGAAACGAGTCGGCCGTCTAAGTAAACGTATGGAATCCGCCGGTCAAACCATGGCCAATTTTAGAACAGCTATCGGCGGGGCGGCCATTACCGCCGGCATGTTTAAATTTGCTCAGTCTGCGTCGACAATCGAGGACGCCATGGCCGATGTTGAGCGTGTCACGGGTTTAACCGGTACAACGCTTGATAAAATGCAAGAAAATTTACAACGTATGGGGCGGGCAACCGGCAGGAGCGCCGAAGGTCTGGCGGCCATAGCTTTCGAAGGTGGTAAGCTCGGTATAGCGAACGACAGTCTCATGGATTTTGTGTTAATGGTCACAAAGACGGCCGCCGCTTTTGATATGGTGGACTCTGAAGCGGGTCGCGCTATAGGTTCAATACGGGCAAAACTCGGTATGACTGTCGGTGACGTAAACACCCTCATGCAACGGGTTAATTTCCTCGCTGACAATACGAGTGCGTCCGGTGCTCAGATGATAGAAATTATCGAGCGTACTTCCGGAACTTTCAAAACTTTACATATACCGAGCACAGTCACGGCCGGGTGGGCGGCTTTCGCTAATCAGGTGGAAGTATCCCCGGAACTTGCGGCGTCAGGTCTTAACATGATGATGGGGCGTTTAATGAAAATGCCGGGTATGCTCGACAAAATGTTGAAAGACCCACAGAACGCCGTTATAAATTTCTTGAAACGTTTTGAAAAAATGCCCGAAGCCCAAAGAGGCGCCGCTATATTGAAAACGTTCGGTCAAGAGGCGGGGCGTTTTGTACTGAAAGCTGTCAGTAATACAAAATTACTTGACGACGCAATGAAAACCGCGGCGTCGAATAAAGCTCTCGGGTCCATGGACCGAGAATTTGCCAATATATTGAAGCGTAGCAGTACCGCAGGTAAACGCATCAAAGAAACTTTTATCGACATTTCTCGTACCATAGGGGCCGTTTTTCTCCGTGTTTTCGACAAATACTCGGCCCGTATTCAGAAATCAACAGAATTTGTACTCAGATTTGTTAAAACGCACCCAGGACTTGTAAAAATAACGGCGGCAATGGCGGCATTTCTCGCAATTGTAACCGCAATCGTGGTACCTATCGGTATTTTATTCTCTATAATTGCCGGTGGTCTTCCGATACTGTCGGCGTTAATGGCCGCGGTCGGTGCGATATCGGCACCGGTGGTTATTGCTGTCGCAGGGGTGGCCGCTTTTGTCACATGGATAACGTGGGCGTATGCAAGGTCGGCGGCGTTTAGACAATCACTCGTAAACCTTGCGGACGCGTTCAGTCCGTTACTAAATGGTTTAAAAATGCTTGTGTCATGGGTCGGTGAACGATTGGGTGTATCCTTCCAGAATTCACAAGTTCAAATGCAAGCATGGGGTGATTTTTTCGCGGTAATTATTAACGGAATTGCGGCATTGATCAAGGGTTTACTATCACCGATAGAAAGTATCAAGGAATCTATGAACATGATAATGTCGGTCGATATCGGTAAAAAATTTGAATCCTTAAAGGAGAAAATGAGTTTCGGCGGCGCGTGGGACGCTGTTAAATCCGGTCTCGGGTTCGAAACGGCTACCGAAAAAGCCGCGTCAAGGTCTCAAGATAACAAAATGGAAGTATCCGGGCGGATCGGTGTAACAGCTTCAGGCGGTGCAAAGGTCGAAAAAGCGGACATTAATTTAAACACGGGTTATAATTTAGCGGTGGCGCATTGATATGACAAGAATACGAAATTTATTACCGGCATCATGGAAAGGTATTCCGTTTTTTGTCCGTTCTGAAGTTTTGACAGAAGGCGGCCGGCGGATAGTTTTACACGATTACCCCAATAGTTCCGAAAGATTCGTCGAGGATTTGGGTCAATTACCGCCGAAATTTAGTGTTACGGCTTTTGTAACTGGCGAGGATTTTCTCGACCGTGCGGAACAATTGGAACGTGCGTTACAGGAAGAGGGTCAAGGTCGTTTATCAATGCCGACTTTCGGGGCGCGTAATCTGTTCGCTCTACCGTACAGGAAAGACGCTTCACAAACTGAAGTCGGGGAGATTCGTTTCGAACTTGAATTCGCGGCCGGTCGAGCTATATCCGGACCGAGTAGGGCGCCGAATACTGTACAAACTGTATTTTCTCTCGGTGACACCGCGCGTATCGAAATCGGGTCCGCCCTGGAAGACCTTTGGGTACCACCGGTCGAAACCCCAAACGTTTTAACGGCACAATTTGACCTTGAGCAATTCACGCAAGCTATTGACCAATTGAGAACAACAGTCAATAACATAAGTGATATCGACACTATTATCGATTTTATCAGTGTTAACGCCCCGTCGATAGTTCGGTCCGCGTCTGCACTTAAAACGGCTTTTATTGATGAATTGTGGCAGACCGTCAGCGTAGGTTTAACTGGCGGTGCGGGGTTTTCTGTTCTTACGGAATTGACCCGGTTCGGTTCTTCCCTTTCCCTCAGTCTTTCGGACATAAGAAATGCGAATATTTCAGGGGTTACGCCCGAGTCTGAAGAGACCGAGATACCATTATGGTCAGAGACAACCGGTGGTCGGGTTATAAGAAATAAAAATCGGTTGTCCATAGTAAATGCCGGTCGCGTGTCGGCCTTGGTGACAGCTTACGAACAGGCGGCCGATACTTCATATAGAACAGATACTGACATAGACGAAGCCCGGTTATCACTTGAAAACGAACATCAAAGATTAATGCGCGTCGATACTGAGGATAGAAATTTAATACAATCTCAAGCAACCGTACGGCGAGCGGTCGAAAATATACGTTTGGCCGCCCTGGATATATTAGATCAGAAGGAACAGTCAACGTTTACATTGGTCGATATAGAACGGGGCGCCCCGATAAGTTCTTTTGTACTGGCGTATGATCTTTACGCGGAAGAATTTACGACGAGCGAGGAAGTCACGGCGAGAGGTGTGGAAATCCGAGGTTTGAACCCCGCGGAACCTTCGGACAAATTGGATAATGGTATAACGGTATTACAATCATGAGTTTTGAAATTCGCATAAACGGGGCGCCTTTTTTCTTATGGAAATCGGCCACGGTTCAAAGGTCTATCGACAGTAACGCCGGTTCGTTCAGGTTCAGTAATTCGAGCACGGTCCCGTTATCAAATTACCCGGTAAAAACCGGTGATTTTGTAGAGATATTGGTCTCAGGAATCCGAAAAGTTGCCGGCTTTGTTGATGAAATAACAGGAAGTCAAGACGAAGACAGTCACACTATTGAGGTATCCGGACGAGATAATACCTCGGACCTTATCGATTCGAGTATTCCGGACGGTGCCAAAGTAACCGAAGGTCCGGTCCCTCTTGTTGCTTTGTGTGAGAAAATTATATCAGCTATAGGTACAAAAATAAAAGTCATAAATACCGTTTCAGACTTAGCGGATTTTACGTCACAGGATTTACAGGCGGCAGGTTCAGGCGAGACGTGTATGGCGTATCTTGTTTCATTTGCCAGGAAAAGACAAGTTTATCTCGTTCCGGACGGTTCGGGAAATCTTGTAATATTCCGTCCGGATAAATCGAATCAGGCAGTTACACCGCTGTTACATAAAGTCGGGGGCATTTCGAACAACGTGGCCACATATTCCTTTAGGCAATCTCAGCAAAATAGATTTAACCAATACCTTTGTCGTTCACAAGATAATTTCGGTTTCGATCCGTTCGGGGATTACTCCGGGGAAGGTACCGACCGTAAAAATTCCGTTGAGGATTCTCAGATACGACCGAGCCGATATCTTGAAATTCAAGCCGAGGAATCCATGAACGACAAAGAATGTTCGGAGAGAGCGGCCGAGGAATCAAATATACGTCGAGCCTTTGGTACCGAGTATACAGCGTCGGTACCCGGCGTAACTCAATCCGACGGCACGTTATGGGATTTCGGGCAATTTGTCGACGTTGTAGACGATTACGCCGATATTTCCGGTAAATTCTTGATAAAATCCGTCGAGTATGCAATTGATACAGAAGGTGGAACCAGAACGCAAAATACATGTGTTCCGCCGGACGCGTACCAAGTGACCGCGGAACCTTCGAAAGAAGATAGCAGAAACGCCAAAACGGGCGAAGGTTTCCAAAGAAGCGAACCCCAGGAACAAGGGTCCATACGATGAAAAGTATATTGAATTGCATAAAAAACATATTTAAGATAGCGAAACTATTGTTCGTGGATGACTCGGAAAATTTACGTTTCGGTACGATATCCACTCTCGGGAAGACTCAGAAAGTTTTAATGTTTTCCCCTTACGGATTAATGCACAAACCGCCGGCCGACAGTATGGTTTTACTGTGGTCACAGCAAGGACAGGAAAGTAACGGCATAGGAATTGCAGACGACCCGCGTAATCGTACGTTGAAAGATTTGTCCGAGGGTGAAGTTGCTCTCGGTAATTATTCCACCGGTCACTATATTTATTTTGACAAAGACGGGTTATGTAACATTGTTGCAAAGGATTTGAAAATATCTATTACCGATTCGGTGGAGATTGTCGGAACAGACGTTGAAATAACGAGTACGACGCTTACACACAACGGTACAAATATCGGTGATAGTCACATACATTCACAAGGGGCAGATTCGGACGGTGATACCGAAGTCGATACCGGAGGGCCGCACTCATGAACCGACAGGATATTTTAATAAAATCAGACACCCGGGGTATATACGACGTTCAGATAGACGGGGCGGACTTTGCAAGTTCTGAGGGTTTCGAATCTGCAATAGCCGCAAGTTATTTCACAGATTCGCGGGCGCCCGCCGTACAGGTACAAGAGGCGCAGAAACGCCGCGGGTGGGTCGGTAATATTTTAACGGCCATACAATCCCGGGAACTCGGCGGTTTGCTTTGGATTCTCGATCAAGCCCGGGTTACGGACGACACTTTAAATTTTGCCAAATCTTTTGCACAGGATAGTTTACAATGGTTGATCGAGGACGGTCTGGCCCGTTCGATTCAAGTATCAGTTGCACGGAATGGTATCAGAGGAATAACAATACTGACCGACATAACGACAATCGAAAATACGGTTTTAAGATATGTCACATTGTGGCGGTCCACTGATTTAACAAGGATTTTACCATGACTTTAAATTACCCGACTTTCGATGATTTAGCGGCGCAGATACGGGCGGAATTCAGAAAACAATTACCTGAAGTCGACCCGACTGTTTTCGGATCATGGGCGAGGGCTTTGGCGGACGGTAACGCCGTATTAGCTCAGTCTATAAGTTTTTTAATTCGAGACCTCGAAAAAGAACTTTTCCCTCAAACTGCGTCGGGTGAATTCCTCGATTTATGGGGTGATTACGAAGGTCTCGAACGTAAACCGGAATCACCGTCGACAGGTAACATATCGGTAACGGGTACCGCAGGTGTTGTGATTCCGGTTTTAACCGATTTTACGGGGAGTAATGGTATTACATACCGTTCGACAGCGGTGGCCACAATAACGGCCGTAAATCAGACCGTAACGACATTAACTCGGTCCGGTTCTTTAGTCACGGTAGAATTACCGAACGACCACGCCCTCGCGACAGGTGTCGAAATTGTTGTGAGCGGTGCCACCGAACCCGAGTATAACGGAACTTTTATAATTACAGTGACGTCGAGAACGACTTTTCAATATACAATTACCGGAACGCCTTCGACTCCCGCTACCGGGTCGCCAGTGTATGACGTTGACATAGCGTCGGTACCTGTCGAGGCACAATCGAACGGGTTATCGACAAATCTTGATTCCGGAGCGCAATTATCATTTGTTGCACCGGGTGTCACGAATGCAGACGACCCGGGTTTGGTTCAATTCGACGGATTATCCGGAGGCGCTTCGGAAGAAACGGACGAGGATTACAGAACCCGTATCCTACTGTCCCGTTCGATCATCGAAGGTGTGTTCACTCCGGATCAAATAAAACTTGCAGCGCTGTCAGTATCCGGAAATACCCGGGCATTCGTGAAAAAACCGACTTTATCAGTTTGCGCGGGCGGCTCCGGCTCGGCCACCGACCCCGTACCCGGTCAGACTTCCGTTTTCATACTGAGAGATAACGACCCGAGTATTATACCTTCACAATCTGTTCTTGACACGACAAAACAGGCTATAATAGACGACGGGGCGTTACCTGCACACACAAGCGAGGTCGATTTATTTGTCGAAGCTCCGGACCTTGTGGAAACTGATTTCGATTTTACTGCACTTAACCCGGATACACCGACCATGCGTACGGCGGTTCAAGAACAATTAGAAGCCTTTTTCGAGGATACCGTCGATTTTGAAGAGACAGTAACCGAGGCGAGTTATCTCGGGTCTATTCAGGCGACCCAGGATTTACAAACAGGGGAGTTTATAATATCTTTTTCATTGTCCACGCCTTCGGGTGATATAGTTGTAACCGACGGTGAAATAGCGTCATTGGGTGACGTAACTTTCAGTATATAACGGGGTAATATGGGAAATAATATTTTCAAAGCACCGGACGACACAAGTCAGCAAATGGCGGATAGCTTACCTGTCGGTAGAGCGTGGGCGTCCAAAAATATCGACGATAGTAATCTCCGGCTTTTGATTAATTCCCTTTCCGTAGCTCATAATCTAACGCAACAACAGGTCGAATTACTCGAAGATGAATTCCGTATCCTGCAAACGTTCGATTTGCTTGAAGATTGGGAAAAATCCGTCGGTATTCCGGACGAATGTCTTGCGGAGTCTGAAACTTTAGAGCAACGTCGACAGGCCGTAATAGACCGTTTACGTAAAATGCCTATTGTCACACTTGAAGAAACCGAATATTACGTAAACTCGCTATTCCCGGGTTTAAATATAGAATTGGTACCGGGCGTGGAATATTTTACTTTTGAATATGAATTCGAGGCGCCGTTTCTCGGTGACGTATCCGAAAAATTTATACTTGTGGTTAAAGTGCCGGTGTCGGGTGAGTCTTTCGAATATGATTTTGAATTGCCTTTTATCGGCGGTCCTGATACGATACGATTAAGGTGTTTACTTGAAAAAATAGTACCGGCAAATGTATATGTAATTATAGAATTTACGGGGGCGTAAATGAGAGACTATCAGACTAAAGCAAATCAAAGCGGATTACCGGATAGTATAACCGCTGAAAAATTCGGGGCGGGCGAGGCTAATTCCACACTCACAGAAAGTAAAACGGCGGTTTCGAGTTCCGGGCAAACACTTGCACCGGCAGACGGTACAGGGGAAATTACTGACCAATTAGCGCGGGCGCTTGCTATTTACGGTGGCGGTGGGGCTGAATATATGGTGGACACCGGTGCCGCGAATGCTTATGTATTAAACCCTGTGTTTCCTAAAAAAGCTGCGTCGGCGTATTTTGACGGTATGACCGTGTCTTTTAAACCGGGAAATTTGAATACCGGGGCATCTACGGTGAATGTCGCATCTATCGGGGTAAAAAGTGTTACGGACATTGGCGGAAACGCTTTGATTGGGGGTGAAATATCCAGTTTCGTCACTCTTCGATATAATCTCGCATCTGATAGATTCGAATCGATTCATTTGGGAACTTTGAATGCGGGGTCGCCGGGGTACGTTATATTTGAAAACGGTTTGATAGCACAGTGGGCGACAGTCGGGTCAGGTAGTACGGCCGCTGTTTTTCCAATAACATTCCCAAATGCGGTATTTGAGGTTTTTATAGTTGTTGAACAAAATAGCGTCACAAATGTTATCGGAAATACTTTTTTTGTATCTTCGAAAACGACAACCGGATTTTCGAGGGCAGCATCCGGAATACAAGCAATTTATTTAGCTATAGGATATTAGGAGACTATATGAAAATTTTTTATAGCCCGTCATCTCAAGGGTTTTATGTGGATAGTATATCAAAAGATATACCGGAAGATAAAATCGAGATAAGTCAGGAAGAACATACGTTTTTACTTTCTTCAGGGGGGTCTATAGCGTTAGGCCCGTCCGGTAAACCGGAAATAAAACCGTCAAGATTCCATACTTTAACAAATGATGGCGCGGCATGGGAGGTGACCTCCGAAAATGAAACCGCCAAGATAGCCGAGGAATCCGAACAGGCGCGACTATCCAAGTACCAACAGGGTAAAGAGTCGAGTGGCTTAAAAGGCGTCACGGTGGAACAGGCGAGGACGTGGGTTGACAACAAACTCGATAGTGCGGGTACCACGGCGGAGAAAATCGAGGCGATGCGGGACATTTTCCATAAAATAGTCGTTTTTCTTGTGTAGGTAATCATGTCTGATAAAGAATTTTTCTTGATACTCGCCGTTGTTCTCGCCGTTGTTCAATTCCTTTATCGACTATGGGATAAGAAAGATAACAAGCTTGTTATAACGGCAATAACGACCGCTGTCGAATCTTTCACCCCACATATTGAACGAACCCGGAGAACGTACGGTATTGTGAAAGATTTAAAAAAAATGCACGATGTCAGGGACGACGACGGGCGCCCCTTGTGGTACATGCCGAAAGAAATTCTCGAGACTCAGCGGGAAATTGTAGCGACTCAACATTTAATGGCCGAGAATCAGCGTAACACACTGGTACTCATGGAAAAGGTACTTGATAAGGTCGATAGGCATCACGATAATTGTAAAGATCAATTTACAATTTTGAAGACAGAAAGTAACGGGGAGTCATAGGTATATGTATAATTTCGAAGAAAAAGAACTCGGTTGTCGTTGCGGTAAATGCGCTGTTGATTTTGAGCGTATGAATCCTGAAACCATGCAGAAAATAGAAGCCGCCAGGATAATTGCGGGAATCCCGTTTACTGTCCGGTCTGCAATGCGCTGTATTACACACAATGCGGCGGAGGGTGGTTCCAATGACTCGTCACATTTGGAAGGGTACGCGATTGACGTCGAGGCCAATAACAGTCGTCAAAGATTTATCATAATCGACGCTCTGATACGTGCGGGTTTTACACGAATCGGTATCGGCCGAACATTCATTCATTTTGACGACGATCCTTTAAAGGACGAAAGGGTGGTATGGTTATATGATTAATCCATTTGCATATTTTATGAATTTATCCCCACGGGTTAAAATGACTTTAATCATTTGTGGAACAATTACTATGTGTTTATTCATGTATCTTGCAGTTGAAACCGGTATTTTTGACGATATAGTATGTTACTTTTTAACGGACGGTACGGAAGGTAAAAAATGAAAGAATTATTAGCGCTCGGGGCGCGCCTTTGTGAATTATCATACAAGGAACCCGCGTGGATCATTGCGGGCCTGGACGAACTCGATTTAAACTATTTCCAATGGGTGGAAAATAAAGAAACAGATTGTCAAGCGTATATTTGCGCAGATGAAACCCGGGTTTTTATCGTTATTCGTGGTACCGAGTTTGACAATTGGGAAGATTGGAAAACAAATCTCGATTGTGAATTACTCGGCGGTTATTACGGAAATAGTCACCGTGGTTTTATGACCGACGCCGTTTCAATAGTGCATGACATTACGGAAGATTTACTCAAACACACAATTAAAAATAAAAAGATTTATGTACTTGGTCACAGTCAGGGCGCCGGTGTGGGTAAACAGTTAACATTATTGTTACTCAGATTCGGTTATGATATATCAGCGTCCGTAGGGTACGGGGAACCTCGGTCCGTTGATAAAGAAACGGCCGGTAAACTCGACGAGCTATTTCCTGAAGTGTTCCACCGGGTCGTTAATAACTGCGATCTTGTTACGAGAATCCCGACTCGGTTCATGGGTTACGGACATTTCGGTAAATTGCATTATTACAAAGAGAACGGCGAGTATACGACGGATATTTCAGCGTGGCGCCGTTTCCTTGATCGCATGGCCGGGAGAGTTGCCGACATTGGTAAACCGGGCCTTGATACATTGAAAGACCATGACGTACGGGAATACATGCGTGTTATTGGTTAAGTGAATCGTAAAAATATTTGTAATCCTCGTCGGTCCATGTGTCGTCGAACGGTTCCTCGATATCGTGAGAACCGTCGAGGGTTCGTTTTAATCCGACGTCTGTCGATATGACATTCCATAAATCTTCCGATTCTGAGAGCCACCCTTCGCCCCTGAGTTCGATTTCGAGCACGTCCCACGGTAAACCCCTATTAGCAAACAGACATTGCGCGGAAACGGGCAATAAACGAATTTCACCTCGGTAATGTTTCCACGGTTGTGGGTTTATTTTAACGGGCCGTATGCGTTGTCTCAGGTTCATTAATTCCAGAACGGCCCGAGACCGTGTAAATCTGATGTATATTCCCAACATGCCCAAAAACCGAGCACAAACCCGACCGCCACACTTATGATTATATTTTCAATTCGTTTCCTCACTGAATAACCCCCCTGAGTCTTTCTGTTAATTCCTCGGCCTGTCGGCGTCCCAATGCTTGAGCGCTTAGAATATCCATTCCAAAACTGTGATAAAACCTCTTGAGCACTGTCCCGTTATGTTGGCCGGCCGCATTCTGATAACCCGCCCATTCGGCTATTACCGAACGTAATGTACACTGTGCCTCTTGACGTTCTCTGTGTCTGGCGGCCGCACCGTTTACAGCTTGCGGTGGCATGCCCGCCTTACGTAATCTGTCAATCATCATGTAATCAGGTTCGTCGATTCGATCCACTTCACCACGCATTACCGCCAGTAAAGACGGGTCAAGTTCGGTTATGTCACCTTCGACTTGTTCAATGGTACCCATGGGCGCCGCTTCATAAACCCACCCGCAGTACGGACAATCTTTTTGCCAGGATTCATAAACAGCGGTACACCTTCGACATGTCCTTATCGGTACGAGGTCCGGGTCACGTTTCGACGACTTGCGTTCTCGATTATCGAGGGACCATTCTCGGTGACTGTCCGGTAATCCGTGACGTGTCACATTTCGAACATGATCGATGATTATAGCGTCGGTTTTACCCTCGAGTATGCGTAACCCTCGGCCGAATTGTTGGACGTATAAAGGGTAACTCTCGGTAGGTCTGGCCATACTTATCGTCTCGATTGCCGGCAGGTCGTAACCTTCCCCGAAAATATCCACATTGACAAGTTGTTTAAGCTCACCCCGTGCGAGCATTTCCGTCGATTCCTGTCGTTGCCGGTCGGGTGTTTTTGCATGTACTATACGTGCCGGCACACCGGCCGCCGTGTAAGCTGTCGCGAGTTCTTCAGCGGTTTTTACGTCCGGAACAAAAGTTACACCTATTTTACCCGGGGCAATCTCACAATATGATCGGACAACGTCACCGACTATACGGGATTTACGCACGGCCGCCACAAGTTTCGGTTTACTGTAATCGCCCGTCGAACCGATTGTAACACCACTGAGGTCTATATCCGAGTAAGGTCCGAAAATACGGTAATCGGTGAGGTATCCGGATTGAATTAAACACCTCATACCGGGACCGACGACCATGGTATCAGCAAAGCCGCTGGCGTGTCTCCCTATACCTTTTCCGTCGGCTCGTTCAGGTGTGGCAGTTACACCGAGACCCCGACAGGACTCAGGGAATAATTTAACCGCTTTACCCCATACATTATCTTTCAAACAATGGTGAAATTCATCGATAACCCACAAGGACGAACGACGTATCTCAGACGACAGGCTATTCGCCCGGTTCAGTAACGTTATTACCCCGGCCACATGGCAGGACGCCCCAGGACCGTTAACAAAATGCCGGCCGAAAGTTCGGGTTTGAAGTGACACGATCCACTGAACGACTTTTTTCGGGGCGTGGAGCACATGGGGTATACCGTATTTTGCGAGCGCCATGGATATCTGACCGATTAACTCTTGACGGTGAGCTATGGCGAACGTTGTACCGTATTCGCCGGCAAGTTTGTTACCGAATACAATAGTATTATGAGTGACAGTGAAATCACCGAGGAGAAATAAACCGTCTTTGTCAATTTCAAAACCGTAATATTTCCCATGTCCGATTTTCTCAACGGTTATTCCTGTGACCAAAACAGATTTTTTCTGTTTTCTTTCAGGTGCTTTTTTACGAGATATTTTTACCGGTATTTTGTCACAATTGCCTGTTATCGATATTCTGTAATAGTCACCTGTAACACCATTGTTTGTACATGTTTTTTTGCATTTTTTTACGTACGCGGCAAAACCAAGTGAACGAGATATAAAAGCGGTGTCATTCGCAAGTCGTTTGTTTTTAAAAATAATATCGTATCCACCTCTCGACAAAGCTCCGTCGGTGTCAATGATACCCGCCAGTAATTCGAGACGGTCGTTTTCCGAAGACGTTTTATATTTTAAAGGTATGTGTTTGTTCAAGATCAGGTCATTTTCACGCAAAGAACTATTCACGGAATCGGATTGTCTGCCATTAGATAAAATATGGTAATTTTTAGATTTGTTATTTTCCCCGTTACGTTCTATTCTCAAAGGTAAATCTCTTGACCATGTGAAATCAATTATATAATTTTCTATTTCAGGGTCCATAGTCGTTATTGCGGCGTGTCTCGACGATCCGTCACCCAACCAAACACCGAGAAGGTACGCCGGCAAATACTCGTCAATTATTTCACCCGACCATTTGATACCTGAACGCCAACCTTTATGGGTATGTTTGAAATTATTTGATTTTTTCAAATAGTCGTGTACGGAAATATTTTTAATATCACCTTTCCCATATTGACAAGGGTATTTCGGTTTTGATTTTAATCCGGTTTGTTTCAGGCTCAGTATATGACTTTCATTTACTATATATGAATCACCTTTTATCGGGGTTATCTTGTATAAATTTTCAGAACCGGAACACGTTGACAAAACAACTCTCGGTTTACTGTCCGGTCCTATTAATAATTCCCCTGCTTTAATATCCTGTACTTTTTTTATTTGACCGTCAAACATCAAAACAGGGGTGTTTTCACCAAGACATTTGCCCGCACCGGTTGGTAAAACTGCGCAGACATTTTGAGCACCGCCCGACCATGCTTGAGTAATACGGTCCGATATGTCTGTTTGATATGGTCTGAGTGATATCACGAGCGTACCGGTTCCGGCTCATGCGGTGTGAAATCTTCCTCATTTCCACATGGTTGACATTGTTCGGGTTCCGATTCGTACCATTCCCCGCAGATATCACAAGTTACGTGCGGTCTCGCAGGTTGGGTTGACTCAGTGTGTTTGTCTATAACGTATTGAATCTGAGCCACATATACATTTTTTGTTACACTGTAGTCTGGACAGTGTTCGTCATCTTTCTTTATGAAATCCTGAACGGCTTTAAGATCCCTTATTATATCTTCCATGTTTTAATACCTCGGTTTGCTATGTAAAAAATTAAAAGACCGGTCAAGTTAAGGTACGGAAATAACGGACCGTCCGAACCCGTGAGTAAAAGACCGGCGACCCATGCCGCGGCGAGTATTGAACGTTTCATTTTTAACCCTCCATGTTCGTTATTGTTTCCTTATAAATACAAGTCACCCGACCCTGTGTCAAGAATAAAATAACAAAAACAACAAAAAGTTATTGACAACTATAAAAACGGTCTGTATACCTGTCTTAAAGGAGGAAAGACTATGGACTTTCTAAAGGCCAGAAAGAAAAAACAGTTAACACAGGAAGAGGTGGCGCGTAAAGCGGGCATAAGCTTGTACACCTACCAATTAATTGAGCGCGGATCGACAGCAAAACCGCGTGAAAAAACTTTAACCAAATTAAAGGAGATTTTGAACAATGAATGAACAGATTATTAAACTCGTAAAAACGGCGCTGTTTTCGTTAATTGTGGAAATAGCGGAACTAATCAAAAGTGAAAAGATCGGTGCTCCTGCACCTGCGGCTCCTGCACCTGCGGCTCCTGCTCCTGCACCTGCGGCTCCTGCACCTGCGGCTCCTGCACCTGCGGCTCCTGCACCTGCGGCTCCTGCACCTGCACCTGCACCTGCTCCTGCTCCTGCTCCTGCTCCTGCTCCTGCTCCTGCTCCTGCTCCTGCGGTAATTGACGAATCGATACCCCTGGACGAAGAGGGTTTGCCGTGGGATAAACGCATACACTCAAGCGGTAAAACGAAGTACAAAAAACGACTGTCTGAAGATAAACAAAAAGGTGCATGGACTCTGAAACGTGGCGCTGATCCGATTGAAGTGGCGCAGGTTAAAACAGAATGGTGGAAGAAAATTTACGATGAAGGTACCCCGTTCGTACCGGGCGGTCCTGCACCTGCGGCTCCTGCACCTGCGGCTCCTGCACCTGCGGCTCCTGCACCTGCGGCTCCTGCTCCTGCTCCTGCTCCTGCTCCTGCTCCTGCTCCTGCTC